CATTAAAACCAAAAAAAGAACCAAAATCAGAAACACCAACAACGCCAAGAAAAGTAGACAAACCAAAAGAACCAAAAAAAGTAGTAAAACCAGAACAACCAAAATCAGATTTAAAACCACTAAGACCACCAACAGGAGAAGGTAGTCTTGCTAGTGATGTTAAAAAAGCAATGGAAAAAGGTAAAAAAGATCCTGAAGCAGTAGAGTTTAGAAAAAACTATAAATCAACTAAGACTGCAAAAGATAAACCAGAAGCCGTAAAAAAAGTTAAACCTGCATCTAAATCTAAAAAAGAATTAAAACCTCTTGAGCAGGGCATAAGAGAGTATAATACTCCTTTTGGTAAACTAGTAGTAGACAGTACTGATGAAGGCATGGATACTGATCGAGCTAATTTTAAACGTGGGGGTATGGTATTCGGCAAGGGCGGTATGTATAAAGCACCTAAGAAAACATATGGTGCTAGAAATGGTGGATTCACCAGAAGATTTAAGGGGTAAACAATGGCAGTTCCAGGACAAGTAGCAGAAAAGAAAACAGGGCGTAGTACTTATACAAGAACAAGAGCAGGTAGTAGATCTCAAGGACAAAAAGATTTACCTAGAGATTTTGCTGTAAATGTTGCACCATTTTTACTTCCTGTAGGAGCATTAGCAGGTGTAGGTAGACTTCTTGCAGTTAAAGGGTTTGCAGCAGCGTCTGCTAAGTACGGTAAAGATATTGCTAGAGTAGCTCAAAAATATTTTTCTCCTACTCAACTGCGAATGTTAAAAACAGGTAAAGGTAGAGGTACTCCAGGAAATGTAAAAGAAATGGAAAAAGCCTATGTTAAATTTTCTAAGCCTACAGGAACAAAAGGTAAGTCAGGATTAGAAAATATGAGTATGCAAAAGGTTACTCAAAAAGAAGGTGAAAAATTATTAGGTAAGGGAAATGCTCGTACTGGCACACTTAAATCTTTAACTAAGTTTAGTGCAACTTTAGGCACTCAAGAAGGTATATCTATGGGATTAGATAAGGCACTTCCTAAGTCTGCTCCAGGAGAAAAAGTAGGAACAGATAAATCAAAAGCAGGTAGTGAGGTTGGTCCTAAAGCAGCATCAGAAGCAAAAGGAAAAGCTACAGTAACACCTACGCAAAAATCCAGACAGGCAACAATAGATAAACCTGTACCTAAACCAAAACCTAAACCTAATCGCAGTACCTCAAGTCAAGATGAAATGGGTGGTGGTCCTTCTGCACCTAAACCAAAGCCAAGACCCAAAGGTTCTAAGAAAGAAGAAATGGGCGATATGAAAACTCCTGCAAAAAAAGCAGGATCTGAGCTAGGTAAAGAAGCAGGAGCTAAAGGAACAGGAGAACCTGTAGCTAAACCCAGAAGTGAAAAACCTAAGAAAAAAGCTGGTGATGAGTTAAGTAAAGAAGCTAAAAGCAAAAGTGCAATGGAACAGGGTAAGAGAACTTTTGATACTAAGTTTGGTAGAATAACTGTAGATACTACTGACGAAGGTATGGATACTGATCGCGCTAACTTTAAACATGGAGGTATGGCTAAAGTTAAAGCCTTTGGCAAGGGTGGTATGTATAAAGCACCTAAGAAAACATACGGCATGAGAAAAGGCGGTTTTACTCGCAGAGGTGCATCTAGGTGAAATTATCTTTAACCGAAAAAGAAAGCAAGTTCCTAGACGCTTTATTTGGCGATGCTAACGGACACTTTCGTACTGCAATGGACATAGCAGGGTATTCTAAAAGCGAGTATCCTGCAAGAATAATTAAACGGCTTAAGGAGGAAATTGTAGAAAGAGCAGAATATGTTCTGGCTGCAAATGCTCCAAAGGCCGTTATGTCTATGGTAGATATAATAGATGATCCTAGTGCATTAGGAAACAGAGAGAAACTGGCAGCATCTAAAGAAGTGCTAGACAGAGTAGGGCTGGTCCGTACTGAAAAGATAGAACACAAAGGCACTCCGTCTGCTGTAGTGGTTCTACCGCCTCTTAACAAAGACGAAGATGAAGACGAGGAATAAAACCAAACCGATACCAGCAGTAGGCACATTGCCGTATGGGTATGACAAGGCTGAAAGAGGACAGGATAAATCATGTTATTATCCTGATAAATTTGTACTCACTAAATTAGACGAAGCAATAGTACAAATAAGAGATGGCAGACAGCCAGTAAGAAAGGTTGCAGGGTGGCTAGAGAATGAAACCGATCGTAGGCTATCCGCAACGAGACTTCATAAACTTGCGTGGACTAAAAAAGAGCTTGAGTCGCGTAGAGAGGAGCGAGAAGCCAACCTCACCAAACAGCAAAAACAGGTCAGTAGGCTCAAAAATACTGTTAAGCAGACAACAATCAAAGCTGAACAGGCAAAGCGAAGACTCAAGAAAGCACTTAATAAACCTGATCGTGTAGAGAAAGAGAATATAGAGTTTCCTGTAGAAGAGACAGAAGTAAAACAGGAAATTGCTTTTAAGCCGAATCCAGGTCCACAGACAGAATTTTTATCTGCTGGAGAACGAGAAGTATTTTATGGTGGAGCAAGAGGTGGAGGTAAAACCTATAGTCTCTTAATTGCACCATTAAGGTTTGCACATAAGCCTACACACAGAGCATTATTATTGCGTAGGTCAATGCCAGAACTTAGGGATGTTATCTTTCAGACACAACAGATATACCCAAAGGCATTTAAAGGTGCAAAGTTTAAGACACAGGAAAACACTTGGCACTTTCCAAGTGGAGCTAGAATAGAGTTTGGATATGCAGAGAATTTACAAGATGCCCTCAGATATCAAGGTCAATCCTATACATGGATCGGTGTGGACGAGCTTCCGCAATATCCTAACGCAGATATATGGCATTTTCTACGGTCATCGTTAAGAACTGTAGATACAAGCATACCTCTTCAGATGAGGGCAACAGGAAACCCAGGAAACGTAGGATCGGCTTGGGTTAAGAAGATGTTTATAGATCCTGCACCACACGGTAAAAGATTTGTAGAAGAAGTCCGTTTTACTGCGAACGGTGAAGAAATAGTATCTGGCATTAGCCGTAAGTTTATAGCAGCGTCAGTATGGGATAATCCGTACTTGACACAAGACCATAGTTATGTATCAATGTTGGGGTCACTTCCTGAAGCAAAACGCCAACAGTTTTTATATGGGAATTGGGATGTTGTCGAGGATGGAGCGTTTCCAGAATTTGATAAAGAAGTTCACGTTGTCGAATCTTTTAAGATTCCTTCAGGATGGACAAAAGTCAGATCTTGCGATTTTGGTTATTCTAGTCATTCTGCTGTGCTTTGGGGAGCTATTGATTATGATGATGTACTATGGATTTATAGGGAGTTATATGTTAATCAACTGACAGCAGACAAATTAGCATGGGCTATACTGGATGCAGAAGAAAATGACGGTAAGATATATGATGCAGTACTAGACTCCTCATGTTGGGCGAAGCGAGGAGATGTAGGTCCATCTATAGCAGAGACACTAAACAGAGAAGGATGCAGGTTTAGACCTTCTGACAGATCTCCAGGATCTAGAGTTGCTGGTAAAATAGAAATGCATAAAAGACTGCAAATAGATGAAGAAACAGAAGAACCAAAATTAATAATACTAAGTAACTGCCGTAACTTAATTAGTCAGTTACCTGCATTACCTTTAGATAAACGAAATCCAGAAGACGTAGATACAAAGTCTGAGGATCACTTGTACGATGCATTAAGATATATGGTAATGTCAAGACCAATGAATAAATTTTCAGCATGGGAACACATTCCAAAACAACGCTGGAAACCTTCAGATAATATGTTTGGATATTAAATGAGTGATGATTTTTTAGATACTGATGAAAATACAGCACTGGAAGACTCGCCTCAAACAAGTGAGTTTGATGATCTTATAGGGTATATTGATAAAAAATATACATCAGCTAAGTCTTCTAGATATAATGATGAGACACGATGGCTACAGTCGTACAGAAACTATAGAGGTATCTATGGTCCTGATGTAAAATTTACTGATGCTGAGAAGTCTCGCGTATTTATTAAAGTAACTAAAACAAAAGTACTAGCTGCGTACAGTCAGTTATGTGATGTACTGTTTAGCCAAAATAGATTTCCTATAGGTATTGAGCCAACTACACTGCCTGAAGGTGTGGTAGATACTGCACATATAGATCCAAAAGAACCAGCAAGTATATCTGAGCCAGAGATGCCTGACGTACCTTTAGTGTATGGTTTTCCTGGAGATGGATTAGAGTTAAGTGGTGGAGATACTGCTGATACACTCCTAGCTAAATTAGGACCGTTGGAAAACAAATTAAAAGATATAGAAAATTTAAAAGAAGGTCCAGGAGAAACACAGTCTTCTATTACCTTTCAACCTGCTATGATTGCAGCTAAGAAAATGGAAAAGAAGATTAGAGATCAGCTAGAAGAATCTGCTGCAACTAAACATCTTAGGTTTGCTGCATTTGAGTCGGTGCTGTTTGGTACTGGTATTATGAAGGGTCCATTTGCCTTTAATAAAGAGTATCCTAACTGGAATGACGAAGGTGACTACGATCCAGCGGTCAAAACAATACCAAAAGTGGAATATACATCTATCTGGAACTTTTAT